AAAGATAATGTTGGTATCATAGCACTAGAAGAGAACTGGTTGCGTACTGCTGATGGTATTGTATCTATTGAAGCTAACGATAGGATATACTTATCAGAAAAACGTGCTAAGTATACTGAGGAAGAACTTCATACTTTGTTTGACAAAGCTATTGAGAAGGGTAGAGTATTTATCCATGCTCATCTCGGTGCGACAGACATTGATGAGATATTCTCTAAGCTGAGATATATTATTGTGGGTTGTGAATGTGACTGGGTTGTAGTTGACCACTTGCATATGCTTGTCAACGTGCTAACTGAAGGTGATGAAAGACGTGGTATTGATATGTTAATGAATAGATTGCGTAGCTTAGTTGAAGAGACTGGTGTAGGTATGATACTGGTATCACACTTACGTAGAGCTCAAGGTGATAGAGGACATGAAAAAGGCATACAAGTGTCACTTTCTCATCTCAAAGGCTCTCAAGGAATAGCACAATTGTCCGATTGTGTAATTGCACTAGAGAGAAATCAACAGGCAGAGAATCCAGAGGAAGCTAACATAACTAAGGTTAGAGTCTTGAAGTCAAGGTATACTGGTGATACTGGTATGGCTTGTAGTTTAAAATATGACATTGATACTGGTAGATTACATGAAGTGACAGAGGAGGAAACATTTACAAATGAATCTTATTTTTGATATAGAAACTGATGACCTTGATGCTACTAGGATATGGTGTATTGTAGCTAAAGAGGTTGATGGTAAAGTCTATAAGTTTGGACACAATCAAATAGAAGATGCACTAGACTTATTACATAGTGCCAAGACTTTGATTGGTCATAACATTATAGGTTTTGATTTACAGATACTCAAACGTTTACATAACTTTGTGTATCGAGGCAAGGTAATTGATACTCTTGTTATGTCAAGACTTTACAATCCAGTCAGAGAGAATGGACATAGTCTCAAAACTTGGGGATATAGATTAGGTATGCCTAAACAAGAACAACCTGACTTTGACAACTATACACCACAGATGTTAAACTATTGTGTGCAAGATGTTAAACTTAACGAAGCTGTATATAAGTTCTTACAGAAAGAAGGACTAGGTTTTAGTAAGCAGTCTTTTGACTTAGAGCAAATGACTACTGCTATCATAGCTGAACAAGAAAGGAATGGTTTTTACTTTGACAGTAAACAAGCTATGACTTTGTTAGCAGAACTAAAACAAAAGATGGCAGATGTAGAAGATGAAGTGCAGAAAACATTTAAACCTAAATGGGTTGATGACAAAGAAGTTTTACCCTACATTAAAAAGAATGGTGAACTTAGTAAGCGAGGACTTACAGATGAAGAGTATGTGCATTGTTTAAACACACAAAACTTTCAACCCTTCATGCGTAAAAAGTTAGTTGAGTTTAATCTTGGTAGTCGTAAACAAATAGGTGAGTATCTGATTGACTTCGGTTGGCAACCAGAAAGGTTTACTCCTACTGGTCAACCTATTGTTGATGAAAGTACACTTAAAAAGATTACTCATATTAAAGAAGCTAAACTAATTGCTGATTACTTGTTGTATCAGAAACGTATAGCTCAAGTATCATCTTGGCTTGACGTAGTTATGGATGATAGAGTTCATGGTAAGGTTATACCGAATGGAACTATAACAGGAAGGATGACACACAGAGGTCCAAACATGGCTCAAGTTCCTAACTTAGGTAGTCCTTATGGTAAGGAGTGTCGTGCTTGTTGGACTGTGCCGGAAGGTTATAAGCTAGTTGGTATTGATGCTAGTGGTTTAGAGTTGCGTATGTTAGCTCACTACATGAATGATGCTGACTACATTGAGGAGGTTGTCAATGGTGATATACATACAACCAATCAAGAACTTGCTGGACTGAAGACACGTGACCAAGCTAAGACATTTATTTATGCTTTAGTATATGGTGCTGGTGATGCTAAGATAGGTAAGATAATTAATGGTGATATGAAGAAAGGTAAAGCATTGAAACAAAGATTCTTTGCAAACTTACCTGCATTAAAAACTTTACGTGACAGAGTACAACAAGCTGCAAACAGAGGTTTCTTAAAAGGTATTGATGGTAGAAAGATATATGTTAGAAGTCCTCATGCTGCACTTAACACCTTACTACAAGGTAGTGGTGCTATTGTAATGAAACAAGCTATGATAAATTTATATGAGTTGATTAAGTTAAATACTTATGATGCTAAGTTTGTTGCTAACATCCATGATGAATGGCAACTACAAGTCAAAGAATCTCAAGCTGATGCTGTTGGTAGGATTGGTGTTGAGTGTATTGAGAAGGTAACAGAGCAATTTAAAATGCGATGTGAATTAACTGGTGAGTATAAAATAGGAGGTAATTGGAGTGAAACCCACTAAAGAAAATAGAAAGAAGTTTGACCTAGACTTAGAGTATGGTCAGATAAGAGAAGATAGGATAGCAGATATGCTAACTAATAAAAAGATTGAGGTCAAGTCAGAACGTGGTATGTGGATGAAGACTGGTAACATATGTATTGAATATGAGTCATATGGTAAACCATCTGGTATCTGTGCTACTGAATCAGACTATTGGTTTCATAATCTTTGTATTGATGATGACATATTCTGTACGTTTATATTTGATGTACCTAAACTAAAACAACTGATTGATAAATTAGATTTTAAAAAGTCTGTTAGTGGTGGTGACAACAAAGCGAGTAAGATGTGGCTAGTAAATATACAGAAATTATTTACGTCTGATGTCTTTAAAACATATAAAGAGCTAGAAAATGAACAAAACACTTGACAAAACTCAATTAGACAAGTATAATAAGTTTACGTCTGAGTCTGGGCATTGGTATGCTAGAGATGGAGAACCTATGTATACAATCATAGGTGCTAATGGTAAAGAAAGAAATACCACATTAAGAGATGCCAAGAGTCTTGGACTTGTCCCTTCAGTCACAACCATTCTAGGTATGGTTGCTAAACCGGCTTTAGAGAATTGGAAACTTACTCAAGCTATCAAAGCATCTGTTGATTTAGACAGAGGAGAACAAGAACCTTTTGATTCTTTTGCTTATAGATGTAAGAATGAAGCCAGACAGGTTGGTTTAAAAGCAGCCAAGCAAGGGACAAAGATACATGCTCAAATAGAAAAAGGTTTCTTAGGTAAAGCTAAGACTAAACCTTACAAACTTATTCAAGCATGGTTAGACGAGAACTTTCCTAATGAAGACTGGATAGCAGAGGATTCTTTCTGTGCTGAACAAGGTTATGGTGGTAAGATAGACTTATACTGTAAGTCAGGAATCTTTGTGGACTTTAAAACCAAAGATAACCTTGAAGGTAAAGACCCAGCTAAGTTAGTCTATGATGAACATGGTATGCAGTTATCTGCTTATGCTCAAGGTTGTCAGGTTGATGACCCTACTAGAGTTTCTATCTTTGTTGATAGAGCAGATACAAGTCTTATCCTGTATCACATTTGGGAAAAAGAATCGCATGAAAAACATAAAGAAATGTTTAATAGTATATTAAGATATTGGCAACTGGTAAAGAATTATGAATGGCAAGAAGTCTAAACTAATAAGAAGAAAAGCAGAAGGTAAACTTATTGACTGGTTAAGAACTATGATACCAGAAGGAGAGGATGCTTCTAGAATTAATAGGAAAAATCTACATGAGTTTTTACCAGAACAAACACATATCTTTGCTAATAATAAATTTATGTTAAGTGCATACAGTTTAAGATGGTTTTACAAACAAACAAAAAAAGAATATTATGCGAAAAAAAATTAATTATAAATTTAACGAAGGTAAAATATTAAATTTAGCAAAAGAATATATTGATGAAACTTATACTCAACATTATTCTAATGGTAAGTATCAAGCTACTGATATGATTATAGATGCTGGACATGGTGAGGGTTTTGCTGTTGGTAACATTATGAAGTATGCTATGCGATATGGTAAGAAAGATAACAAACAAGCAGAACTATATAAGATAATACACTATGCTATTATTGCTTTATATTTAGAGGAGAAAAATGGTAGAAGATAAAGTAGGAACTAAAGATTATTTAGGTATAACTATTGACTATGACAAAGAAAAAAACTTTGACAAGTTTAGTTTAGATACATTAAAAGATAGATACTTCTGGGATGGAGAGACACATGCTCAAGAAGCATTCGCAAGAGCATCAGTATTTGGTGCAACATTTAGAGGAGAAACAGATTATGAAATGGCTCAAAGACTTTATAACTACAGTTCCGATTGTTGGTTCATGTTTAGCACTCCTATACTTAGCAACGGAGGCACTACTCGTGGGCTACCTATCAGTTGTTTCCTTAATTATGTTCCTGATAGTAGGACTGGGTTATCTGCTCACTATGACGAGAACATATGGTTGGCAAGTTCAGGTGGAGGCATTGGTGGATATTGGGGAGATGTTAGGAGTAACGGTATACCTACTACTCATGGCTCTCGTTCTACTGGTTCAATTCCATTCATGCATGTGGTAGATTCGCAGATGTTAGCTTTCAATCAAGGCACTACAAGACGTGGTTCTTATGCTGCTTACATGGATGTTAGTCATCCAGAGATTGAAGAGTTTATTAACATGAGAAAAGAATCTGGTGGTGACATAAACAGGAAGTGTTTAAACTTACACAATGGTATTAACATAACTAATGCATTCTTAGATGCTGTTAAGAATGATGAAGACTGGAGATTGATTGACCCTAAAACTAATGAAGCTGTTAAAACTATCAATGCTAGAGACTTATGGTTTCAAATCATAAATGCTAGAGCAGAGACTGGTGAACCTTACATGATTAACATTGATACTTGTAATAAACATTTACCAAAGACACAACAGGATTTAGGTTTATCAATCAGACAAAGTAATTTATGTTCAGAGATAACACTTGCTACTAATGAAGAGAGAACAGCAGTATGTTGTTTATCATCTGTTAATTTAGAACACTTTGATAAATGGTCAGAAGACCCACAGTTTATTGAAGATTTAATAACCATGCTTGACAATGTGATAGAACATTACATTGAGAATGCAGTTGACACATCACAATTAGGAGGATATAGTGCAAATTTTAAACGGTTCACAAAGTATATTAAGGAAGGTAAAGAAGGGTACGCAAAGTCTGCTTACTCTGCTTATAGAGAAAGGTCAGTTGGTCTTGGAGCAATGGGTTTCCATGCTTATCTCCAGTCTCAAAACATTGCGTTTGAAAGTATCTATGCTACTGGATTCAATCATAGAGCATTCAAGCACATCAAATCCAAAGCTGTACAAGCTACTGAGAGACTTGCTGATATGCGTGGGGAATGCCCTGATTTACACAATACAAACCGTAGGAATGCTCATCTTATTGCTATTGCTCCTAACGCTAGTAGTGGGATTATTTGTTCTGGTACTTCTCCCAGCATCGAGCCTTTTCGTGCTAATGTATATACCCACAAAACTTTATCAGGTTCTTACCAAGTAAAGAATAAGTTCTTACTTAAACTTTTAAAATCAAAAGGTTTAAAAGGTCAAGAGTTAGAACAGACTTTAAAAGAGATAGCTGGTAATGATGGGTCAGTTCAAGATTTATGTATGCTTACAGATGAAGAGAAGGAAGTATTTAAAACTGCTAATGAGATAAATCAGATATGGGTAGTTGAACATGCTTACAAAAGACAAGAGTTTATTTGTCAAGCACAATCAGTTAATCTATTCTTTACCTTGCCAAAGGCAACAGAAGACCAAGATATACATGATGATTACATGCAGTATGTCAACGATGTGCATTGGTATGGTATGAATAAATTAAAATCGCTGTATTACTTTAGGTCTAATGCAGCAAGAAACGTAGAGAATGTTAACATTAAAGTTCCACGAATTCGTTTAGATGAAGTGGACTGTATAGCCTGTGAGGGGTAATTATGACAAGAAAAAAATTATATAACGCTTTGTATGATAGATATAAAGCAAGACAATCGGAAGCTTTGTGCAATATTCAAATGTATTTTAGAGAGGGTGTAGGTGTAGCTGACCATCCTAATGTGGTAGATACTGTTGATAAATTATTTGAAGATTATGCAGAGGCAACAGAAAATTTAAAATTATTAGAGGAGAATAAATATGAGTTTGTTGGGCAATAGAGATTATTATAAACCGTTTGAATATCCATGGATGTTTGATTACTATGTATTACAGAATCAAATGCATTGGATGCCAGAGTCTGTGCCTTTACATACAGATGTAAAAGACTGGCAAGAACTTACAGACACAGAAAAGAATTTATTAACACAAATATTTAGATTGTTTACTCAATCAGATGTCGATGTAGCTAGTGGTTATATAGATAAATATATGCCTATCTTTAAAAAACCGGAAGCAAGAATGATGATGTCTTCTTTTGCTAACATGGAATCAATTCACCAACATGCTTATAGTTTACTACTTGATACTGTTGGTATGCCTGAGATAGAATATAAAGCATTTGCTGATTACGAAGAGATGGCAGACAAACATGACTATGTTGGAAACTTTAAACCTAGTAAAGCTAAAAGAGAAACTATAGCAAAGACTCTTGCTGTGTATTCTGCTTTTACAGAAGGACTACAACTCTTCAGTAGCTTTGCAATCCTGTTAAACTTTCCAAGGTTCGGTAGAATGAAAGGCATGGGACAGATAGTTACTTACTCTATTCGTGATGAGTCTATGCACGTTGAAGCTATGACTAAATTATTTAGAGAGTTTATTAAAGAGAACACGGATATATGGACAGATGATTTTAAGAAAGAACTTTATGACATCTGTAGAGAGATGGTAACATTAGAAGATAAGTTTTTAGATTTAGTATTTGAGATGGGTGACATACAAGGACTAACTAAAAAAGATATGTATGCTTACAATAGATACATAGCTGATAGAAGATTACTACAACTTGGTCTTAAAACTAATTATGACCAAAGAGAGAATCCTTTAGGTTGGTTGGATGAAGTAACTGGTGTCGAACATCAAAACTTTTTTGAAGGTCGTGCCACTACTTATATGAAAGCTGGACTTAGAGGTAGACAAGATAACATAACTTTTGCAGGATTTGAAGAATGAAACAGAAAGAAGCAACTCTGTTAGGATATAAAGTATTATACAGTAGAACTGGTAAGTTAATTACTGAGAGAGTTTCTACAGATATTAAAGAATTAAAACCTTATTTTAGTCCAGAAGAGTATGCAACATTACAAACTGTGGTGCGTGAAGGTACAAGAAAGCTCGATGAGATACATAATTACATCGAAGCTAACCTAAATGCTCGAATTATGACAGATTAGAGAAAATTGACCTCACCAGATGCTCTGTATTGCATTATCTGATAGTACCTAATGCGATAGGTATCGTAAGACTGATATTTTAATACAGAGCTTCTCCGTGCCTCTGAGAGGATTTAGCTATAATTAGCTAGATATACGTATCTTTTTAGGCTTTTCTTCCTCTGGAATGTTTTTTTCCAGTTCAATCACCAAGATACCATCAACAACTACTGCATCTTTTACTTCAACATACTCTGCTAGAGCAAATGTTTTAGTGAAGTCTTTTTCAGATATACCCTTATGGATATATTCTACTCCTTTCTTCTCATCTGTTTGCACAGCAGATACAGTAAGTGTTTTATCTTTAACCTCAACATCAATGTCTTCGACTTTAAATCCTGCCATTGCTATTTCGATTCGATATGTCTCACCTGATTTAACTATGTTATAAGGTGGATAGTTTGTTTGAGGTATTGATGCTCTTTGAAGTGTATCAAAGATTTCATCAAACCCAACTGAGAACGGACTGAATTGTCCAAATGCTTTTAAATGTGTCATATTAACTCCTTAATAAAGCAAGTTATTGAGTGCCGACCATTCGCACACTCTTACTTATATTATAGAGTCTTATTCAGGTTTTGTCAAGTCTATTGTAGTATATATTTCTACTGGCTCTGCTATCCCTTTCATTGCTATAGGTTCTAACTTAACTAAAGGTATGTCTGTTTCTTGAGCAGTATTCTTTGCTATAACTATATCTTTACCTACAGTTTTACAACTACTCTCACATCGAGCTGCAAGATTTACATCTGCACCTATAGCAGTATAATCAAACCTGTCTTCACTCCCACAGTTCCCAAGCATAACGATTCCGGAATTGATTCCTATACCAATTTCAATACCTAAGTCTGCTTCTTCCATCTTTTCTTTTATTTCTATAGCTGTAAGGATTGCTCTGTCCTCATGCATGTCTAAGTCTATTGGTGCATTAAAGATAGCCATCATAGCATCACCTATATATTTATCAACCATACCACCATACTTCTTAACTGCATTAGCTTGTATGGTTAATGTCTTGTTCATTAACTCTGTTACTTCTTCTGGTTCTAATTGTTCTGATAAGTTTGTAAAGCCTCTGACATCAGTAAACAGCATGGTGCAATACTTTCTTTCACCACCTAGTTTTAATAAGTCAGGATTGTCTTGTAATTGTTTTACTTGTCTTGGGTCTAAGTAATGTTCAAACTGTTTCTTGATTTGTTGTCTTAGTTTGTATTGCTCTCTGAATCTTAGATAGAATTGTTGTAATGACAAAAGTGTCATACATGTCATACTCCATGTGACATCAACTAAAAAGCCTCGTGATATTAAATAGTAACCGAGCCCACCCATCGACAGTATCAGCGTACTTGCCAATGATGCACCCATAGTAATACCAAAATGATTTATCACGAAGACGATTAACAATCCTGAAATGCATAATAAAATAAGTTCTATAAATAATCTATAATCTGGAATCTGAGGAGAGTCTATTAAAATACTTTCTGCTAAAGCTGCTTGTATCTTGTGAGGCTCTAACAGTCCCTTTGGTGTAGCTAACTGTGGCATTACACCAGCAGCAGTTACGCCAACAAAAACAAATGTACCTTCGACATCCATCTCTTCCAATGTTGTTTGTTTTGTATCTACCCAACTAATCCACTTCCTACCTAAACTATCCGTGTTAATAGGTGGTAGACCTCTAGCTCTTATCATCTCTATACCATTCTCGTTGGTCTTTATCTGATAAGTGGTAGCACCAGCTAGAGTCTTTAATACTTCTGTACCAAAAGCAGCAACCCAACCATCAGGTGTTTGCTGTAGTAGTGGTAATCTTCTTACAAGGTTATCCACATCTACTGGAGCAGATACAGCACCTTGCGTAGCTGATTCACTTAGAGGTTTTATATTCTGTAAAAATCCTTTTGCCTTTGGTAAGTCTACGTCTGGTCCAAGAATAACAGTACCATGAGTTTCTGGGTACATACCATTGTCAAACTCTGGCATAGCTAATACACTTGGTGCATAGCTTAACACATCTGCAAATATTTTATCACCACCAAACCTGTCATCTTGTGGAAATAATATTACCCAACCAACACCTAATGCACCTTTGTTGAGTAAGTCAATATGAATACTTGCTAAATCTTGACGAGGAAAAGGATAACCACCTCTGAGTTGCACATCTTCCTCTGTAATATTTAAAATAGTAAAATGACCTGAAGGCTCTGGTGTTTGTACTAGAGCATCAAAAGTTTTTAGTCTTAATACTTCTAATGGTGCAAAATTAAATAACAAAGGTAATGTTAATAACCCTAGTAATAAACTTGCGTACTTTATATTAGTCATTTTGTTTTATTGTTATGGTTGATGAGCTACCACCATTTACTATAATCTGTGTGCTCTTACCATTTTGTATTAAGATAACAGTATAAGCATTACTCTTATCTAAATCTACTCTTACTGTATTTTCTAATGCTCTAATAAAAGTTATAGTATTATCTGTAGTAAAAGTATTTATCTGCGTATCAGGGTCAAACCCTAAGGTTGTACCTTTTAAATCTAAATCAGCTTGAAGTAAAGTTTCAGTCTGGTCAAGCTCGTTGACATCTTGTATAATCTCAAGCAAGTCCTCTAAAAAATTTACGTCAAGGTAATTTATATCTAGCTCTGTAAATTCTAAATCATCACTAGCTAGATAGTCTATATCCAAGTCCTCAAACTCAAGATAATCAACATCAAGTAAGTTATTACTATTACTTGACACACTCTTCTCAGTAACATTTACATCCTCCTTTGGTGGATTGACAATCAACATATTGTCTATTAGTTCAAGTGTTATATCTAATATTACAGGTTTAGTAGGCTCAGTTTCAAACATAGAAACTGTAGTAGCTTGATAGGGTTGATTAAGTATAACCTCACCTATTGCAGTAGCAACAACTATCTCACCACTTGGAGTGCCATCATCTTTCGGTAATAGTATAATTAAACTTTCACCAAGTTCATTTACTGTTACTGTAAAATCTGTACCACGAATTGATACGTTTGCACTAGGAGTACTAATAGCAATGTTCTCTTTATTAATAGTATTTAATTTACCAGTAATAAATCTTGCTGTCCCACTTGCAAACTGCAAAGCCATCTTAGACTTTGATGGGTCAGGGTCATAGATAAACTCATCAATGAGTAACTGTGAATGTTCTGTTAATCTAACCCTAGTGTCGTTAAGAAACGTTATACCAATCCTACCATTAGTAGTCTCAACGTTATCATAACTTTCTATATCAAAAGATAAGGCAGCATCATAAGGTATATCCCTTACAATCCTGCCTATGCCTTTGAGTTCTGTTACGCTTCCAATACTAGCATCCGACTGCTGTGCCACCGTCATCTTGGATAACACACACAGTACCAGAATCACCATTTGAAATAATCTTGAGCCAATCACTTGCTAAAGTACTCTTTTGTTGTATATTAAAGGTTCTTGAATCTCCTGTTTGGTCTAAGTAAAAATAACCATCAGCATATCCATCACCGTCATAGTCTACAGTATTACTATCTCCATCTATGTCTACATAAGAAAAAGCACCATCAACATCTATATCAAATGTTAATGTATTGCTACTTCCGTTGATAATCCAATCTAAATCTGTGTTACTTGCTAAAGCACTTGTAGCTAGATTTAGTTCAAATGTGTTACTGTCACCAGTAGCTTGTACATTTAAGTTAGAACCATCAGCACCATAGGTATCAGTAGGGTCAACCTGAATAGTAAATGCATTTGAGTTGCCATCAAAGTTAAAGTAACCAACAATATTATCTCCTAGTATATCACCAAGAAATGTATTACTGTCACCTATTTGATTGATGTCAAGAGTCAAAGAAGAACCATCCAAATCTAATGGATTAAGACTTCCAGCACTAGATTCCAGCCCACCTATAATGTTGCTTGAACCAAGTTGCTCTAAGTCTATATTAGCAGTATCACCTGATTGGTCAATATATATTTCGTTGTCAGCCCCGTACAATGATGCACTCGACATCAGCACAAGGGTCATCAATTTTAATGTATTCATATTCCCAATACCCTCTTTCTATTCCTATTTCTATTAAATTAAAAACTGCTGTCTCTACTGCCTTTTGCAAAGCAATAGAGCCAACCTCGTTCTCAGCGATGCCTCCTTCTATTTCTACTAGTTCAGTACCAGCTTCAATAAACCGGAAGACATCTTGAGATACACTTGTAGATAAAATATTTTTAGACACCGTAGTCTCTAATAATATCTCACCTGTTGACACAGAAACTAATCGCAATGATATAGTTACTACGTCTTCTCGGTACTGCTTAGTGTTACCTATTCCTAGATAACGAGCACCAAGACCACCAGATTGAATGTTTGTGTCATAACTTATAACTCCACCTTGTACTATAAGACCAGCAAATAGTAAGGGTTGTAGTTTTAAATCTTCGTCAAAACTTTCTCTGGTTGACCGGATTAGTTGTCGTTCTTTGGTAAGATTATCTAACCCTACCCTTTCGACAACTCTAAAAAATTTACCATTAGCAGCATGTTTTAAAGCTCTGATAAGCAATGCCTCTGGAGCTTGGGTAACTGCTGTACTAAATAAAGCAAAGCTACTATTACTTTTTCTTTGCCCTGTTAAGTCTTGAAAACTGTTAGCATATACTGCTATAATTGGTTTAATTTTTGCAGGAGGTAAATCAGCTAACTCTTGAGATTGTAAATCTAATACGTTAGCAGGTTCTATATTTTGTGTTAAAACTAAATCTGTATTCTTGCTTAATACTGCACAACCACTAAAAGCTGAAATCGCCAATAGGCAACTCAATAATTGTTTCATTCCCATCTGCATCGACAATCCTTAATGTTATTATTCCATCTTCAATACTATACTCAATAGTATTACCTTCTAATTCTAATATGCCACCTGTACTTGGAGTCTCACCAAATAAATTTTCTACTAGCTGTCTTGATAGTTGTGCATATATTCTAGACTCTAGGTTTCTTATAAACCTTGCTAATGTAGTGTTTTCTTTATCTCTTTCTATTTGTTCTTGTATAGCTTTTAGTTCTTCTTTGATAGTCATCTTTCTTGAGAACTCTTGGTTTTCTATAGTAAGCCAATGTGCAGAAGTACCTATCCCACTAAAACTAGGATTCTTAAATTGATGTACCATTTCATCAGCTTCAATATCTGCTACTGCAAATAGTGCTAATAAAAATATACTTACTAATGTTGCCATCTCAATCTTTTCTCTGGTCATCTCTTTCTGCCTTTGCTATCTTTTCTATATCAATTAAATTTGGGACACCTAACAAAGTCTTTAACAATACATCTTGTCTAATACTTTGATTGTCCATTGCTCTTACTCTATCAATTAAACTTACAATAATACCATATTGACTATCAAGTTTAGTTGACACCCTTTCTTCCATAGTGTCTAATGCAGTCTGCACTTTATCATCTAGGGTATCTAGTTTAGTTTCCATACCATCAATAATTCTATTGATAAGTTTCCAAACAAAAACACCTAGTCCTAAAGCTGCTGCAATAGGAAAACCTAACTCAGTTATTAGTGATACTGCCGACTCCATCAGTCTTGCTTATTAGAAGCTCCAAAGTAAAAACTAATAACAGCACTTGCTAAACCACCAAGATAACCTAATACTAGGTTTATTAGAGCCTCACTATTCTGCTCTGGTGGTTGTAGTGTTACTAAGAATATATAAGCTAAGAATCCACCTACTGTAGCTACACCCATAATTCTAGCTGTCCAGTCTTTTGAAAACTTACTTCTAGCATCTTGAGTATCAGCTACTTCTAACTTGTATACGTCTACATCAAGCTCTTTCATTTGTACTTCAAAAGCTTGTTCAGCTTTTTTAAGTTCTAGCATTTGTTCTGGTGTAGCTTCTGCTATACCCTTCTCTATTGCTTTAGGATTGTTAGGTACACCTAAAACTTCTGCTATCATATTAGCAGCCATACCACCCATAGGACCACCTAAAGCAGTACCCAATGTTGGAGCTACAGCACCTACTACGTTTTTTAATAAATTTTTCATAATATATCCTTATATAATATTTCTAATATTTTTTCAAACATGATTCTAAAATCTTGTAGTGTTACAAAAGCCATGTCTTGTTTGACTTGTGTTACCCTATAAGAATGGTAAGCATCTTCTAATTGCTTTTCAGTATACAGAATCATTTTGCTGTAATACTAAATCTTGTAGTTCTTTACTACGCCTACCTACTTGACCGAACCAACGACTATCTTCCATTTGTCTAGCCATTTCATTCCAATCATGTTTTCTACAAGCTGCTAACATATTTTTAAATTTAGATAATCTTGTACCACCTAAATTAAAACACATATTAACTATAACTCTTTGTATAGCTTCTGGTAAGTTTTCAAAATCTTCCTCACCTACTACATGTATAGCTTCTTTTAAATGTTTGTTAAAATCATTATCATAATACATATCTACTACTTCTTGAGAAACAGCAGTACCAACTTCCCAAGAATACTCAGGGTCTTCTGGTTGGCATAGATGTCCAACACCAAGAGTTTTATAGCCTAAACTATCCATGTATATTTCTAACACTTCACCTTCGTGTCTTTTTATTTCAGCTTTACATTGTTCTATGTTCATAATTAATTTACTCCCCATATTTTTTTAGCTTGTTTTATTGTAGCATCATTATATGATTTTTCTTTAGATGATAATGTATGATGATTATATAAATAAGCATTCATAGAAGCCTCTTTATTACCTTCAAATAAAGCCGGTGTTAAATATTTATCACTACCTTTTGATTCAAACATATTAGAAAGAAATAATGCATCTTGAATATTTTCTGATACAACAGAAGAATCATTGTTATCTAAAATAGGTTGAAATATTTTTGATTGTTCACCTGTAAAAAATCTATTAGTTGCTCTGTTATAAGCTGTTGGTACACTTCCTTCTAAAAATTGATAATAACCTGAAGCAGAACTTCTTAATTTATTTTTTCCTCTAGCTAAATTTTTATTTTTACTTTCAGCAAACTTAGTATTATCTATTAATACTTGTGCATTACGTTTAAATGTATCATAAGAAACATCTTTATATTGTGGATTATCTTTAATTAAACGAGCATACTCTATTTGTAATACAACATCATTTAAGTCTTTATTAGCTCTACCACCCTTAACTAACCCAAGTCTAGCCATCTGGTCAGAATATGGTGCTCCTGTAAAAGGGTCTACTCTATCTGCTGGGTTTTCTTTAGTGTCGGGTACTTCTGGTCCTGAGACTAAGCCTCCTGTAGATTTTGGTATTCTTAAATCTTCAAATATTTTATCAACTTCATCTGATAAAGGAATTGTTATTT